GCGATCATGATGGTTTGCTCCAATGTTGCCCATGATGGGCGATGCAGGGCGACAGTACCCACGATAAGGCCCACAGTGTAGGCCCTAGGTGTGGAAACTGTCAGCGACCGTACAGCCAGTCCTCAGCATCTTTGAGAGTCTTCCACGGCATGCGGCCGATGCCTACGGTGCCGGTCTTCTTGTGCTGCACAGTCCACCCGACAATTTGAATAGTCCACTCTTTACGCTCGTTATCAGACAGCCAGGGCACTGCGCCATAGATAGACGCAGTGCGGCCATCGTTGCAGACCCAACGCTTGCTTTCTACGATGTCGAACATGTGTGAGTGATTGAGTCCAGGCATGATGTTGATCCTCTGTTGATTGATGATGTGTTGATTGTGTCCCAGGTAACCTTACAAATCGCTTACGCGGTCTCCAACAGCCAGCGGTAATCGTCCTCGGTCATGTCGCTGGCATCGATCTCTCCAAGGACGTGGTGGGCAGGTGCACTGGTCATACCTACCTGAGACACCGTAAGGCCGCTGTAGGCCCTGCAAACCTGCGCGTAGGCCCACTGTTCATATGCAGCAGTGCAGCGCACCTCATAGGTCGCATTGTCCTTGTAGGCCTTAAACGTGTATTGACGCATGATGGTTCCCTTCGTTGACGAACACACAAAATCGTGTGCTCTTACCCTATATGCATAATAGAATCGTGCCAGTTCTTGTAAGTGCTTGATTTTATTGGCATAGAGATTACCCTTATAGGGTTTACCCTGATAATAATGCACAAGATTGGTGCACAGAAATGCACTGGATTGGTGCGCTAACGGTAACGCTATAGGCACCTGCATCGCCTCTCACGTCCTGCTAATGCAAACGCATTCTCAATAGACTTCATCAGTACACTGACGATCTAAGACCATGCAAGATCCGTGCCAGCCTATGAAGACACCGGGGGAGGGGTTGGCGCTTGTGAGTTTATTTTGGTGGAGCCTACAACGTTCACAAAAGAGTAAAACTAGCGTTCACAAAAGAGTAAAAATAGACCTAAGATGACCGAAGAAGACAGAAGATGTAAGTAGTTGATCTAAAAGGACATATTATGTAAAATTGTAAGACAAAGAAGACCGAAGACGTGCACCCTGAAAGGGAGGCTTTAGAGGGTCGTCTGAACAAAAAAGACAAAAAAGTTGAAGAAAGGACTTGACAAACAGACAAAGTTGTGTTATAATAGTACTATGATGTAAGCAAAGAAGGACTCTATAGACATAGAAGCCATAGAAGACATAGATGTTAAATATTATAAGTAATACATTATAAGTACTTATAATATTAACTATTAATAATTATTATTATAAGTTTACTTTATAAGTACTTATATGTAGGATTGTCTCCTTAAAGGATAAAGACACATGACCAAGCCAACAGGCAATAAGATCGGAAGACCGTCTAAATCTGACCTTGTCGAAACAAAGTCACGAACTTTAGGTAAACGTGGTCGTCCCCCAGGTGATGCAGCCATTATCAATGACTATAAGCTAAGGATGTTGAACAGTCCTAAGAGTGCTAAGGTCTTAGAGAAAATATACGAAGCTGCCCTTAACGATGAACATGCACACCAAGCTGCTGCTTGGAAGCTGATTGTCGATAGAATTGTTCCTGTGTCTGCTTTCGATCAAAGCAAGCAAGCTGGTCAAATGCCGTCTATTAGCATCAACATCTCTGGTCTTAATGACCCCAAGGTGTCTACGTCCGATGAGGTGATTGACGTATGACAGCCTTAAACTTTCAACTATTGAACTGGCAAAAGACTGTCTTCACCGACAGTACTCGCTTCAAGATCGTGGCTGCTGGCCGTCGATGTGGTAAATCCCGACTGTCTGCGGTTACGCTGCTCATAGAGGCTTTAAACTGCCCTGAAGGCTCTAGCGTGATGTATGTGGCCCCTACGATGGGTCAAGCTAGGTCGATTATCTGGGAACTGTTGCATGACCTCGGTAGACCTGTCATCAAGTCTAGCCATGTGAACAACCTTGAAATAACGCTTCTCAATGGTCGTAAGATTCTTGTTCGTGGTGCTGACAATCCTGACAGCCTTCGTGGTGTGTCTTTAACTTATCTGGTGCTTGACGAGTGCGCCTTCATTAAGCAGGACGTATGGGAAAAGATCCTTCGTGCTGCTTTGTCGGATCGCAAGGGTCGAGCATTGTTTATTTCCACTCCGTCTGGGCGTAACTGGTTCTACGATGTCTTCAATCTTGGACAGTCCGGTGAGGACGAAGAGTGGAAGTCTTGGCACTTTACCACCCAGGACAACGAAACGATTGATCCAAAGGAAATTGAAGCAGCCAAGCGAACACTAAGCTCCTTTGCTTTCAAGCAGGAGTACTTGTCTTCGTTTGACACCGCTGGTGCTGATGTCTTCAAGGAACAATGGTTCAAGACTGGAAAAGAACCTCAGTATGGTTCTTATGTGGTGGCTATTGACTTGGCAGGGTTTGAGGATGTAGCAAAGAACGCAAGTGCTGCCAAGAAAAAGCTAGATGAATCTGCAATTGCTATCGTAAAGGTGACAGATGACGGTGATTGGTTCGTACACAAAGTTGTTCATGGTCGGTGGGATATACGAGAGACTGCCGTAAATATCCTGAAGACTGTCAGAGACTACGAGCCTATTGCTGTTGGTATTGAGCGTGGTGCGCTTAAGAACGCTGTGTTGCCTTACCTCAACGACTTGATGAGAAAGAACAACATCTATGCACACATTCAAGACCTTACTCACGGCAACAAAAAGAAGGCTGATCGTGTTATTTGGGCGCTGCAAGGGCGCATGGAACACGGTCGTGTCACTTTTAATGAAGACGAAGATTGGGACGAACTGAAGGATCAGTTGATGATGTTCCCCACCAACGGCGTACACGACGATCTGGTGGATGCTTTGTCTTACATTGACCAATTAGCTGTCGTGTCCTATCAACAGGACTACGAAGAAGACACTTGGTATGCTCTTGATCCTATAGCGGGTGTTTAATGAAGAAATGTTTTAAATGTCTTTGTGAAAAGCCCTTACAATCTTTTCATAAACATTCCGGAATGAAAGACGGACATCTTAATAAATGTGCGGAATGTGTTGTTAAAGATGTGAAAAAGTGGAGAGAAAACAACCCAGAAGCAAGAAAACAAGAGCATGCACGAAACAGGCAAAAGAAAGGCTTTGGTACAAGAGAGCAATATTTTGCTAGGTTAAAAGAAAACGCTATTGGTAAGAAAGCATCAGCAATCAAGTATTCGCACAAACGACGCAGGGTTGTAGAAAACCAAACAATGAGCGAATTCGATGAATTTGTTATTGAAGAAGCGGCAAAACTTTCTAAGTTGCGCGAAGAAGCAACAGGAATTAAATGGCATATAGACCACATTATTCCTCTCTTCCATAAACAAGCGTGTGGATTAAACAATGCTTTTAATCTTCAAGTTGTCCCAGCAACATGGAACATAGCAAAAAACAATCGTAGCATGGAACAATACTTTGGAGCTAACTAATGAAACCTGGACTGTACGCAAACATCAACGCAAAGCGTAAGCGCATTGAAGCCGGTAGCGGCGAGAAGATGCGTAAGGTTGGAGCCAAGGGTGCTCCGTCTGCAAAAGACTTCAAGGATGCGGCTAAGACCGCTAAGAAAGGTAAGAAAAATGGCTACTAAGAAGATGATCCCCATGAAAGAGTTCAAGCCCTGTCCTGGTTGTCCTACTCCGGCCAAGTGCAAGAAAGCCGGAAAGTGTTTAGCTAAGGCTAAGTAATGGCTACCAAGGACTCCCGGCTTACCCGTGCAGGCGTGAGTGGCTACAACAAGCCTAAGCGCACGCCAGACCATCCTACCAAGAGTCACATCGTTGTGGCCAAGGAAGGAGACAAGGTTAAAACAATTCGTTTTGGGCAGCAGGGAGTTACTGGTTCTCCTGAAGGCTCTAAACGCAATGAGGCTTTCAAAGCTCGACACGCTGCTAACATCGCCAAGGGCAAGATGTCTGCTGCGTTCTGGGCCAACAAGGAAAAGTGGTGATGGAATACGAAAAGCATAACGAAGAGTTTGAAGAGCCGACAGAGAACGAGAAAGAACTCACGGCTTGGATTACTGACCACATCATGCGATGGCGTGACCATCGTGATGCCAACCACCTAGATTCTTGGCTTGAGTATGAGCGTATCTTTCGTGGGCAGTGGGATTCAAATGATCGCACTCGTGATTCGGAACGCTCTCGCATCATTAGTCCAGCCACCCAACAAGCAGTAGAGACTCGTCACGCTGAGATTGTCGAGGCTATCTTCGGTAACGGAGACTTCTTCGACATCCAGGACGATGTTCGTGATGTTGATGGCTCTCCGCTGGACATTGAAGCCCTGCGTAAGCAGTTGATGGAGGACTTCAAGAAGGACAAGATCAAGAAGTCTGTCGATCAGATTGAACTGATGGCAGAAATCTATGGCACCGGCATCGGTGAGATCGTGGTTAAGTCCGAGATGGAGTACATCCCCGCGACTCAGGCCATTCCCGGTGTCACGGATGCGGCTGCTATCGGCGTTCAGGAGCAAGAGCGTGTAGCGATCAAGCTCAAGCCGGTCAATCCCAAGAACTTCCTGATTGATCCGAACGCTGAAAGCATCGAAGATGCCCTCGGTGTGGCCATTGAGAAGTATGTCTCTATCCACAAGATCGTCGAAGGTATCGAAAACGGTATCTACAAGAAGGTAGACATCACCACCGAATACCAAGATCAGGAGCTTGAGCCTACTCAAGACCCAAAACAGTTCCAAGACGACAAGGTAAAGTTGGTCACCTACTACGGTTTGGTGCCTCGTGAACTGTTGTCTGAGAACGAAGATGAAGAATACGAAGAGATTTTCCCTGAAAACTCTGTCGGTGACAAGTATTGTAACCTAGTTGAAGCCATTGTCGTGATTGCCAACGACAGTATGCTGCTCAAAGCCGAAGAAAATCCTTACATGATGAAGGATCGGCCTGTGGTGGCTTACCAAGATGACACCGTTCCTGGCCGTTTCTGGGGCCGTGGCACGGTTGAAAAGGCTTACAACATGCAGAAGGCCATTGACGGGCAATTACGCGCCCATATGGACTCTCTGGCCCTTACAACGGCACCCATGATTGCAATGGACGCTACGCGCCTGCCTCGTGGAGCCAAGTTTGAGGTTAAACCCGGTAAGGCTATCCTCACCAACGGCAATCCTGGCGAGATTCTGTTCCCGTTCAAGTTTGGTCAAACCGATGGCAATGCCATGAATGCGGCTCAGAACTTCGAGCGTATGCTGTTGCAGGCCACCGGAACCGTTGACAGTGCAGGAATGCCCTCCAATGTGCCCCGTGACGCTGGTGCAGGTGGCATGAGCATGGCGATGGCTGGAATCATCAAGAAGTACAAGCGTACGCTGACGAACTTCCAAGAAGATTTCATGATTCCGTTCATCAACAAGGCTGCTTTCCGTTTCATGCAGTTCGATCCTGACCGTTATCCGACGGTGGATATGACGTTTGTACCGACTGCTTCGCTTGGCATTCTTGCCCGTGAGTTTGAACAGCAGCAAATGATTGCCCTGTTGCAGACTTTAGGCCCGGATACGCCTGTTCTGCCTCTGATTCTGCGTGGAATTCTCCAGAATAGCAGTCTGAGCAACCGTGGTGACCTTCTGGCGGCTCTGGAGCAGATGTCTCAGCCCAATCCGCAGGCTCAAGAGGCTGCAATGCAGCAGCAACAGGCTCAGATGGCTCTGGTGCAGGCTCAGTTGCAGGAATCCCAGGCTAAGGCAGCACGGGAGCAGGCAGAGGCTCAGAAGGCCGCTGTTGAAGCCCAAGTTACGCCGCAACTGGCTCAAGCTAAGCTGATCGCTGCCCTGTCTAACAACCTCAATGAGAATGATGAAACGGCTGACTTTGCCCGTCGGGTGAAATTGGCTGAATTGGCAATCAAAGAGAAGGACATTGACAGCAACGAACGCATTGCTTTAGCACAAATGTCAAGAAAACAGTAAAAAGTACTTGACAAAAGTGTAAAAGTTTGGTATAATATACTATTATGAACTTTATAGGACTCCTTCATGGAACAATCCTTACAACAGTATTACGAGAATCAGTTTACTCTCTTTATCCAGCCCGGATGGACTGACTTAGTAGAAGACTTGCAACGATTAAAAGATAGCATCAACGATTTATCACTGGTAACGGACACACAAGACCTTTACTTCCGGAAAGGCCAGTTGGACATTCTTGAACTAATCTTACGACGCAAGCAAACCTGCGAGGAAGTCTTTAAGCAGTTGGAGGAAGAAGAATGAAACGAATGTTTGAATTTGTATGCGAAGATGGACATACGTTTGAGAAACTGATTGACGATGATATCCGTAGCGTAAAGTGCATTCATTGTGACACTACCGCTACTCGCGTTGTTTCTGCCCCTCGCGTGAACCTAGAAGGCATTACCGGGGCTTTCCCTGGTGCTTACAGCCGATGGGAGCGTGTGAGGGCGGAGAAACAACAACAAGAACGCAAGAAGGCCGCCTCTCACGGCGAATAACCTGATTGCATTAGATTATCCTAGAACCCGTATGGGCAGGAAAGGTTAGGTATGGCTCTTATTGAAAATGAAGACCTGTCTCAGCAAAGCGAATTA